CTCAATTTAGCGGTCTCTTTGGAGGAACCAGCGGGAACTGGCGAGAACCAGTTTGCATTACCGCTGGTAGATGCCTATTTGCCGAGATTGGAAACGACCGGCATTGGCGTTTTGTCTTATGGGCCTCTTGTTGTTTTGTGGGCTAAAACGTTTATGGGTTTAGATCTTTTTGAGTGGCAGGCTCACGCGTTGTTCGGTCAACTTGCCCATGACGATAACGGCGATTTGTTGTTCCGTGAATCTTTGGTAAGTACGGCCCGTCAGAACGGTAAGTCGATTGGGTTGCAGGCGTTGATTGGGTGGTGGCTTACTGAGATGCCTAAGTTGCGTGGGAAACCTCAAAGTATTTTGAGTGTGGCTAACCGTTTGGATCGTGCTGAAAGTTTGTTTAATGCGTTGGCTCCGATGCTTGTTGAATTGTTTGGTGCTAAGGCGATGCGGACGTTTGGTCGTAAGAGTGTGGAAATGCCAGACGGGTCTATGTGGGAGGTCCGTTCGTCCAGTCCGAATTTGCATGGAGGGTCGTATGACTTGGTCGCTGCGGACGAGGTTTTCAACATTTCGGATCGGTTCATGGATGCCATCCGTCCCACCATGATTGCGCGCAAATGTCCGTTGTTTAGTTGTTGGAGTACGGCGGGTGATGAGTCAAGTGTGGCCATGATTCAGATGCGCGAGATCGCTATCAGTGAGATTGAGAAAGGTGAGCGTTCACGGCTGTATTTCGCTGAGTGGAGTATCGGTGATCGGGATTGGCGTAATCCTAAAAACTGGATTTATGCAAATCCGTGTTTGGGTAAAACGATCACGATTGAAGCGTTGCAGGCCGTGTCAAAAAAAGACAGTTTCTTACGCGCTCACTTGAATATGTGGGTAAGCAGTAGGGGCAGTTGGTTAGAGGAAGGTGTGTGGAGCAGCTGCAAGGTTGATGGGTCTATGCCGGGTGGCGGTGTCCTGTGTGTCGAAATGAGTATGGATACAAATCGCTATGTGGGGGTTCGTTCGTCAATGGTGGACGGGATCGTGACGTGCTTTGTCGAGTTCATCGTTGATAACGAGGAAGCGATGTGGGCCGAGGTTGAGCGAGTGATGGCCGACAAACTTGTTGCCCTGGCTATTACACCGACTTTGGAGATCCACGCTCCTTTGAACTTGCGTCGCAGGATGACCATTGTTGGTCAAGCGGAACTAATTAAGTTCACGGGCCTCGCTCAAAAAATGATTATTGAAAAGCGGGTCAAGCATTTAGGGCAACTCACACTTTCGGAACATATGTCCAGAGCGGTCTTAATTAAAACGGGTATGGGAGTCACTTTGAGCCACAAGTCGTCACCCGGTCCGATTGAGTTGGCGAAGTGTGCCGTGTGGGGTATCGCGTTGTCTAGCAAATATCAGAATCGGGCTAAACCCATGATGGTAGTCGGGTGAACTATTGTGATGATGTGGTGGGCAGGTGTCGGGCTTGCCCATCACACTTAAAGATCGGATGACCCGTGGGCATATTTTCTAAACCAGTAACGAAAGCAGCAGTGTCGCCGATCACGGAATCTCATAAGGCTGCAGCTGCAGGATCGTACGGTACTTATACGTCGAATCAGGGCGCGAGTTTTGTTGGTCAGTACTACGCGTATTACGAGGGCGATCTACGAAATAGGGCTAACAGTATTCCTACTTTGAGTCGTGCCCGCGACCTTCTCGCATCGGTTATTTCTTCTACTGAGTTGGAAATGTATAACGAGGTTTGGAATGACGTTGACAAGGAGATGGAGTGTGTGCCGATTGCTCCGCGTTCATGGTTGCGTCAACCCGACCCTACGGTTCCGTATGCCACTTTGATGGCTTGGACGTTGGATGACCTTCTGTATTTTGGGCGCGCATTTTGGTTTATTACCAGTCGTACAGCCGACGGTTTTCCTGCCTCATTTACGCGTATTCCTGCAGGCTCTGTCAATACTCAAGATCAGTCGGGACCAGTGTGGTATGCACCTTCTAAGGAAGTGTATTTTCAGGGCGGAATGCTTGATCCGAACGATCTTGTGCAGTTCATTAGCCCGGTACAAGGAATCATCTATCAGTCGCAGACCGCTATTGAGACAGCGTTGCGTGTAGAGGCTTCGCGTTACCGCAACGCCGAAAGCCTTTTGCCATCGGGTGTTTTGATGCAGACGGGTGGTGAACCCCTGTCGGGTCAAGAATTGGCCGACCTTGCGACCGCGTTTAACTCTGCTCGGGTTAATAATCAGACTGCAGCTCTTAACGAGTTTCTTAAATATGAGGAAACTAAAGCACTCCCTGACAATATGTTGATGATTGAGTCAGCAGATTTCAGCGGAAAAGAAATGTGCAGGCTTGGCAATATCCCGTTTTATCTTGCAGGATTTGACATTGGTAGTTACCAATACACCACGTCGGCGGGCGCTCGTGAGGACCTCTACCTGTTTGGGGCGCGCCAATATCTTGACTGTGTGTCGCAGACGTTGAGCATGAACAATGTTTTGCCTCGCGGAACTTATGTCCGCTTTGATATTGACTCCTACCTTGAGTCAATGATGTCCGAAGAAATGCCAACCGAAACACCAACAAATACAGCCCCAATGCAGGAGTCAAACTCATGAAATTAACTTTATCCGCAGGTTTTGCAGTTGATGTTGAAGCAGCAGCTGGTGAAGCACCGACGCGCACTATCTCTGGTATCGCAGCCCCATACAATGTGAGCGCAACCGTGAGCGATGGGACTTCGGTGCAGTTCGCTCCCGGCTCACTTCCCCTTGACGGTAAAGCACCGAAACTGTTTATGTATCACGACTCTTCGCAACCTGTCGGCCTTGTAACTTCACGCACCGAAACCCCCGAGGGAATGCTATTTACCGCCAAGATCGCGGATACTCCAGCAGGCAACGAGGCATTGCAACTCGCCAAAGAGGGTGTGCTGGACAATGTTTCGGTTGGTGTAGATGTTGTTACTTCTTCACGCGCTGAGGACGGGACAATGGTTATCACCTCGGCTATTTGGCGCGAGTTGAGCCTTGTCCCCATACCTGCATTCAGCGGTGCTACTATCACAGATGTGGCTGCTTCCGCGGACACAACTCCCGACGAAATCTTAGTAACAGAACCACAAGTCGAGGAGACCATCGTGTCAGAACACATCGAAGCAGCAGCACCCGAAGCAGCCCCATCAGCACCCACTATTTTCGCTTCGGCTAAGCGTCCAGTACGTTTGCCTTCTGCTGGCGAGTGGATGGCCGCTTACCATCAAGGCGGAGAAACTTTCGCTAAGGTCAACGCATCGGTGACCGAATGGCGTACTGAGAACCAGTCCACCTATGAAGCTGCTGCAGGCGATGTCGCCACCACCTCAACTCCAGGATTGTTACCCGTTCCAGTGTTGGGACCGTTGGTGCAAAATATCAACTTTGTGCGACCTGTGGTCAATCGCTTGGGCGCTCGCGCATATCCTGACGGTGGCGCACAAAAGACTTTCGTTCGTCCGACCATCACGACCCACACGACCGCAGCTGCACAGTCAGCCGAGTTTGATGCAGTGTCCGCAACCACAATGGTGATCGCATCAAATACGATCAGCAAAACCACTGTTGCAGGTCAGGTCAGCCTCTCAATGCAAGACATCGACTTCACGTCACCTGCAGCAATGCAGTTGATCATGGCCGACCTTATGGGCGAACTCATGCTCAAAACTGACGACATTGCAGCCGACGCACTTCTCGCAGCTGCAACCTCATCGGGTGTATGGGACCTCACTGCAGTTGACTTGATGAAGTCCATCTACGACGCTGCAGTTGATGTCAGCAACGGAACCAACTTCTTCCCCGACACAATTTTTGTCAGTCCCGACGTTTGGGGGCAGCTCGGGCAGGTCGTGGACGGCTCAAACAGGCCGTTATTTCCATACGTTTCGCCGGGCGCTGGTCTAGTCGGTCAGAACTCACTCGGTGGCGGAAACGCAACCACATGGGTCGGCTCCAACCCGCTCGGACTTGAGATCGTCGTGGACAGCAACTTCGCTGCCAAAACCATGGTCATTACAAATGCTGGCAAAGCCTTCGAGTATTACGAAAGTATCCGCGGAATCATGTCCGTAGAGCAGCCTGCGACTCTCAGTCGTTTGTTCTCGGTTCATGCTTACGTCAGCACCTTCGCTGCCGTGTCGGGCATGATCCGCAAGATCACACAAGCCTGATCGGAGGCCGTCGTGACGGCAACATACACACTGCAAACCGCGGTCATCGTTCCGGGTTATGTGTGCGTAACAACGCTCACCCCGAACGAGATCGTGGTCGGTGCAACGATCACTGTCGCAGGATGGGACGATCTATACAACGGTGTCAAAACTGTTTACGGGCTACCCCAATATTTGCCGATCAATGTTGACACTGAAGGGCTTATCGAGTACGACACTTCGTATCCTCTTGCCAATGCGGTCATGTGGGCGGAGACTCAAACCCCTGCAGAGTTGCATGCAATCACGGGAACTGTCAGTTTCACGCAGACGTGTACTTGGATCACTGCTGAAGATATTGAAACGTATTTGACTGTCCCGTTATTGGGTGTGTCCGATATGGTTTTCTTGACTCAGTGTGCGTCAGCTGCGAACGCATTCTGTTTTCGTCGCCGTCAGGAGTCGGGTTACATTGACTCGCTTACGACTTCGCCGTCGGGTGACGTCACTTTAGGGACGATCATGTACGGCTCGGCCCTGTTCCGCCAAAAAGGTTCCATAGACCAGTTTGCCTCATTCACTGACATGGGCACAGCGCCCACTGTAGGGCTCTCAGGCATCGTCAAACAGTTGTTAGGTATCAACAGACCACAGGTCGCCTGATGGCTATTTCAACTGCTCCTATCGTCTATGACGACACGATCACCTACAACGAAGCAGGTGTTGTTTATGACCAGTCGGCTTACACAGATTTTCTCAACGATGCTTTTGATGATCTGGTCACTATTCTGCAAGGCATCACGGGCCTGCGCGTGGTTGACGATCCTCGCAATATCGCTCCACCTTGCGCTTTTGTGGATGCTCCATCCATCGAGTCGTTCAATTACAACATTGTCAAAATGAACTTCCCCGTGACATTGATTTCTACGGGCCCCGGCAACCTTGACGCATTACGCCAACTGCTCAATTTGACAGCTGCACTGATCACCAAAAACATTGCGGTCATGTCGGCCCAACCAAAAGTGGTCACGGTCGGCGGTCAAGAGTTCGCGGGTTACGAAGTCATCATCCCATTACAAGCACAGAACGGATAGCAATGGATCGTTACGTTATTACTTCAAGTCGTGTCGGTGAGATCGGGACAGCGTTTGTTGCTCAACCGTCTGATGACATTGAATGGTTGCTCGCTGGAGGGTTTATTCAGCGTTCCGACACTCACCCGTCGAAGGGTGCTAAATTAGCCAAGAAGCCCGACGCGACCGAAGCACAGAAAGATTGATCCGTCATGGCAACAAGTACAGTCCTCTCCAATCCAGTATTCAAAATCGGTGCCGTGGACCTGAGTGATCAGGCGACTTCGGCAAGTTTGTCGCAGAAAATCACGGCTCTGCAAGGAAATGGCTTCGGTAGTGCTTCAATCACCTACACGGCAGGCTTGCAAGACAACACTTTGAGCGTGGACCTGTATTGGTCAACAGTTGCAAGCGAAACCTATGCAACTCTCAAGGCTTTAGTCGGCACTCAAATCGCTTCAATCACCATTCAGGGTTCGTCGGCTGCCACTAGCGCCACCAACCCAATCGGTACTTTGACCAACTCATATCTCGCCGAACTTCCCGTAACGTACGCTCTCGGCGAATTAACGAAATGCACCGTTCAATTTATGGGCGGATCGTTTGCTTGGACTGAAGTTTAAACAACCCCTACAGAAATGAGCCCGACATGAAACTCACTATCCGTTTTGATATCGGATACGGACCCGCCATTATCACGACAACGCTCGCAACATTGGTCGCGTGGGAACGCAAATTCAAAATGAAAACCAGCGACCTCGCCGATAACTTCGGTATGGAAGATATGGCTTTTATGGCTTGGCATTCAGCCAAAGTACAAACCGATCACGGGCAGTCCATCCCGGTGGAGTTTGACTCTTTTGTCAACAAACTGATTGACATTGAGATAGTGAACAGTGAAGAGGGAAAAGTTATCCCGACGGAAGTTTCCGACATTCACTAGCCCAACTTCTTGTCACTACAGGCTGGTATCCGAGTGATGTAGTCTTTGATGTTGACGACCTCCTGACAGTCGCAGAGATCCTGAAGGAGAGGTGACATCGTGAGTTTGGAAGTTCAGGGCCTCGAGTCCACTCTTAAGGCGTTGCAGAAGATACAGCCTGAGGTTAAGAAGCAGTTCTTTAAGGATGCTAAGCAGATCGTGAAGCCTGCAGTGGATGAGGCTAAGAATGCGTATCGTACCGATTACCTCTCTGGTATGTCTCGCGCGTGGAAACCTAAAGACCGTCCGCAAGTGTTCCCGTGGGATCAGTCTGCAGCTTCCAAAGGTGTCGCAGTTTCCACATCTTTGTCTAAAAAGCGTGATGCAGTATTGACGATCATTCAGAAAGATATCGGCGCGTCCATTGTGGACATGGCAGGCAAGAAGTCTGACAAGCGCGGATTTGGCTCTCATTTGACTTCTAAGGCTCTCGCCCCGTCGCGTGTGATGTGGAGATCATATGAGCAACACGCGGGCGATATTGAGGCTCAGATGCAACTATCGGTCAATCAGGTTATGAAGCGTATTTCTGCGATAGAGAAAATGGTGATCCTCTAATGGCTATTCGTATTCCGATTATCACTGATCTTCAGGACGAGGGTTTGAAGCGCGCCAAACTTGCTTTTGGTGATTTCAAAAAGTCTGTCGCTGATGCTCAAGGCGGAATGAATAAGTTTAAGGCGGGAACTAAATCAGTATTTGATTCAGTCAAAGCAAATGCAGGTACTTTTGCTATTGCTGGTGCAGCTGCTTTTGCTACGTTCGCTGCTAAAGGAGTCAAAGCATTTCAGGATTTGGCTTTAGCATCAGGAAAGTTTGCTGATGCCACAGGGTTAGCAGTCGATCAGGCTTCCCGTTGGATAGAAGTTTCGGGCGATATAGGTATCGGTTCTGAGACTGTTCAGGCTGGTATCAACAAGATGAACAAGGCGTTGGGGACATCGCCTCAATTATTCAAAGATCTTGGAATTGAAGTAACAAAGACAAGTACTGGCGCAACCGACGTTAATCAGACTTTTCTTAATGTTATTGACAAACTTAAAGGGATTAAAGATCCAGCGGTACGCGCCAAAGTAGCGACACAGTTACTTGGCAAGGGCTGGATGGATATGGCCGAACTGATCCAAGTTGGTTCGGTTGGTCTCAAAAAGTCTTTAGACGGTGTTTCTAAATCAAAAGTTATTAGTGCTGAGGAACTGAAAAAGGCTAAAGACTTCCGTAAAGTCATGGACGACCTCAAGGATGTGGTAGAGGATTTGTCTTTGTCAATCGGTCAATCTTTGGTTCCTGTTTTGAGTGATCTTGGAAAAGTTATTAAGGCCGGGATGAGCGTCCGCAACGTGTTCAAGAGTATCCCGGGCGCGACTTGGATGGCCGAAAACTTGTCACCACTAGGTTTGACCATAAACGCCTTAGGTGGTGTTAAAGACGCAATCAGCGGAGTTGTCGGATGGTTCAGTAATTCGTCTCCAAAGATTGAAGTCTTTGCTGAGGACATGAAATTGGCTCGTGATGAGGCAGAAATGTTTGCTGGTCTTATTCGCAAACAAACAAACCCGCAACTTGACGCTATGGCCCAAAAGTTAGTCAACGCTAAAACTGCAACAGACAACGCGACTGCAGCATGGGCTAATCTTCTTGGCAAATTCCAGACTCAAGTTGATCTTGACAAATTGGATGCCGACCTCATGAAGTTGCGTGAAACTGCCATTTCTGCCTTTGGTGGTAGCAAGGAAGAACTCGACGCATTTCACGAACAGCAACTTGTAGTTATTCAAGACTTTGAAACAATGAAATCGGCTTTCCCGCCCTCTCTAACAACCACATTGACTATTGAACTCAACAGCATGGATCTTGAACGACTTGAGCGTGCAGCTTCTTTAGTTAAGTTTCTGAAGGCTGGTATCGGTTCCAACGGTAACGATGCTTCTATCTACCGTCGCGTATCTGCACCAATCGTGTCAGGCGCTCGTGCCACTGGTGGACCTGTCATGGCAGGCAAGTCGTATCTAGTCGGAGAGCGAGGACCCGAACTATTCACACCCGGAACCTCAGGGGGTATCACATCAAATAGTGCAATGAATAATGGAACAACAATTAACGTCACTGTCAACGGTGGCGACCCCAACTCAATCGTCAGAGCCCTCCAACAGTATGTTCGGCAGTCAGGCCCTGTGCCCGTAAACACTCGAGCGATGTAATGCCTAAAGTCTCTTGGAAACTGATACAAACATCGTCGCTACTGGATGTCAGTTCGTCCATCCTGTCGCTCAACTATTTTTCGGGTCGCCACAATTATTTGGACAACTATCCCGGTGGCGTACTGAATGTGACCTTAAATAACAACACGAACATTGCGGACAGTTTTGTCCTGAACGATATTTGGGAGTTGACCGCAAGCACCTATACGGGCGCTCAACGCTTTTGGGTTCAAGGTGTCCAGTTGGACGATTACCCTGGTGGCACAGGGCTCTCAACAGTCACTGTGCAACTCGCCGATATGTTGGCTCGTAATGGTCGCATTTTGCGTAATGCGGTGGCAATCAGTCAAACGTCAACTTCTGCTCAGGCGACCATCGTAACAACCACTTATACACCATCGTCAGGGAACGTCTATGTTGTTTCTTCTGGTAGTTCTACAGCATCGGGAACGACCTACACGGGTTCAGTAGGCAACTATCTAAACTACCTTTTTAATACTGAACGCGGAGTTATCGGCTTCTTTCAAGAATCATTATTGTTGAACAGTCGGAGCAACGTCGCTGCTTCGACTTCTACTTATACGTTCAGTCGCAACGACTCCACAGCGACCGCCCTGATGTACAACGACATCACTCGCTACAAAGCCAACCTCAACTTCTTTAACAGCTGCACCGTGTCCTCTGCTGGACTTGCCGACCAGACAGGCACAAACGCCGACTCCATCACCACATATGGCCTCAACGGTATGACGGTGACGACCGTTGACTATTCAGAACCTCAAGCGTTAGGCAACGCCCAATGGGTAGCCAACAGTCAATCCGATCCGCTCTCACAAACTTTCAGTGTCAACATCTTTGATATCCCACAAGTCAAGGCTGCACTACAGGGACTCCTTGTCGCTTTCTTTGGGTTCAACGCAGCGATCAGTAAAGTATGGCGACTTAACTACCGTGTACCCGGTGAGACTTCAGATACGACCGTGGATGTCGTTATTGAGGGTATCGGGATCAATGCGACCCCTCAACAAACCGACTTCCAAGTGTTCATGTCGCCTCTCGCCTTGTACCAATACTTCACTTTAGATAGCAGTCTTTTAGGAGTTTTGGGTGGCGGACCCATTACCTACGATCAAGCGACAATCGTGTATGATCAGACTGATTGGATCTACGACGACACCAATGTTGAACAAGGCTCGAGACTAGGCTGGTAACCCAAAATGGCTATTACATATCCGACAACGCTGGATACTTTCACTAACCCAACGACAACAAGTCTGTTGACTTCACCGTCGCACGCTCAACAGCACTCCGATATTAACGACGCGGTCGAAGCGTTAGAAGCCAAAGTTGCGGTGGGCAACACGGTCCTCGGAACCTATACCTCGTACACGCCAACTTTTGCGAACATTACGGCAGGCAACGGAACCTCTACGGGCGCGTACTGTCGCGTCAATAACTGGGTTCACTATTACGGAACTTTCACTTTGGGCAGTACCTCATCGGTGACTGCTGGTATCACAATCAACCTGCCGATCAACATCAACGCTGATATGGCTATCACCACCATGAATCTAGGCTTAGTTTCTTTCTATGACGCATCAGCGACGACAGTGTATTCGGGTGTCGCACGATATAACGGATCTGTTTCAACTTTGACCGCATCAGTA